GTTTACAAAGGTACACTGTAGTAAAGAATGCTATTAAGTTAGGCTTTACTGGTATTGGTGTTGCTGGAGGTTTTGTGCATGTAGACATTAGAGCTACTGATACACCTGTAATGTGGACGTATAGTTAGTGCTTACTAACAAAGAGTACAAGAAGACTTTAGCACAACAAGAGGATCTAAACTGGGATGGAGATCCTGAGTTAGATGTTGAGTATGAGTGTGAGGAAGAGAAAGACTTGGATGAGCTAGCAGCAAGGCTGCGCGATAGCGAAGCTATCTATGTAGTTAAGTATTTCTATGACTGATCTTAACATACAGCTACTGGATTGGCAGCAACAAGTATGGGAAGACCCTACTAGATTTAAGATTGTAGCTGCTGGTAGACGTACAGGTAAGTCCAGACTAGCAGCATGGATGTTAATTGTTAATGCTCTTCAGGCAGACAGAGGCCATGTGTTCTATGTAGCTCCAACACAGGGACAGGCCAGGGACATCATGTGGCAAACACTATTGGAGCTGGCGCACCCTGTTGTAACTAACGCACACATAAACAACCTACAGATTAAGTTAGTCAACGGTGCAACCATCAGCCTCAAGGGTGCTGACAGACCAGAGACTATGCGTGGTGTGTCACTAAAGTTCCTAGTGATGGACGAGTACGCTGACATGAAGCCAGAAGTTTTTGAGCAGATCCTTAGACCTGCCTTGGCTGACCAGAAGGGTGCTGCACTGTTCATTGGTACACCTATGGGGCGTAATCACTTCTATGACCTGTACAAGTACGCAGAGCTAGAGGACGATGAGTCCTATACTGCATGGCACTTTACAAGTTATGACAATGAGTTGTTAGACCCAGACGAGATTGACCTAGCTAAGAAGTCTATGTCATCCTACGCATTCCGTCAAGAGTTCATGGCATCATTTGAAGCTAGAGGCTCAGAGATGTTCAAGGAAGAGTGGGTTAAGTTTGGTGAGACACCAGAGATAGGTGACTACTACATAAGCATTGACTTAGCTGGCTTTGAGGACGTAAGTAAGAAGAGAACTAAAAACTCTAAGCTGGATGAATCAGCTATTGCTGTTGTTAAAGTAAATGAGAATGGCTGGCACCTAGAGAACATCATATACGGTAGGTGGGACTTAGCGGAGACAGCTAGGAAGATCTTTGAGGCTGTTAGAGACTACAGACCTATCAGTGTAGGTATTGAGCGTGGTATCTCTAAGCAAGCTGTGATGTCACCCTTGATGGACTTGATGAAGCAGCGTGGTAGATTCTTTGTTGTAGAGGAACTAACACACGGCAACAGAAAGAAAACAGACAGAATCATGTGGGCCTTACAGGGTAGATTTGAGAATGGTCAGATTACTCTAGGGCAAGGTGAGTGGAATAGTAGATTTATGGATCAGTTATTCCAGTTCCCTGACCCGTTAACACACGATGACCTTGTGGATGCCTTTGCGTACACAGACCAACTGGCTAAGGTAGCCTACAATTATGACTTTGAGATTGATGATCTTGAGGTCTTAGACGCAGTAACAGGATATTAACATGCCCAAGAAAGGATTATATGCCAACATTCATGCCAAGCGTAAGCGTATTAAGGCCGGTAGTGGCGAAACGATGCGTAAACCCGGTAGTAAAGGCGCTCCTACCGCTAAATCGTTCAAGAAAGCAGCCAAAACAGCCCGAAATAGAAAATTACGAAGGGGTCGGTAATGGATTATGGTGACAATGACGTTCTGTCGAGCGACGAACACCTAGAAAACTGGGTAATGGCTAAGTGTGACTCGTGGAGAGACCACTATGAGTCCAATTATGCAGAAAGATTTGAAGAATTCTACCGTTTATGGCGTGGAATCTGGGCAGCAGAGGATATGGAGCGCAAAAGTGAGCGTTCACGTATCATTTCACCTGCATTACAGCAGGCTGTAGAGTCCAGTGTAGCTGAGATTGAGGAAGCAACCTTTGGTCGTGGTAAGTATTTTGATATTACCGACGATCTTGGGGACGCAGAGTCTCAGGATGTTGTGTATCTACGCACTAAACTGCATGAGGACTTTGAAAAGACACAAATACGCAAGCAAGTAGGTGAATGTCTTATCAACAGTGCTGTATTTGGTACTGGTGTAGCTGAAGTAGTGCTAGAGGAGGTCAAAGAGATGGCTCCTGCTACACAGCCTATCATGGACGGACAGCTACAGGCAGTAGGTGTTAATGTTGTAGACCGCACAGTAGTTAAGCTACGTCCTGTACTGCCACAGAACTTCCTGATTGACCCAGTAGCTACATCTATTGAGGACGCTATAGGTGTTGCTGTAGATGAGTTTGTGCCACGACACAAGGTACAACAGCTACAGGAAGAAGGTGTCTACAGGAGCGTGTACGTAGGTCAGGCGGCTAGTGACTACGACCTAGAGCCAGATCAAGACCTAACAAGCTACGACGAGGACAAAGTACGCCTAACGAAATACTATGGACTTGTGCCTCGTTACTTGCTAGAGATTGGTGAGAAAGAAGCACTGCTTGATGACGATGAAGACATTGCTGATATTGAACTAGAGGAACCAGAGAACGATGAAGATGCCAGCTATTACGTCGAAGCTATTGTGGTTGTGGCTAATGGAGGCATCCTACTAAAAGCAGAAGCTAACCCATACATGATGCAGGATCGTCCTGTAGTAGCCTTCCCTTGGGATGTAGTTCCCGGTAGGTTCTGGGGACGCGGTGTGTGTGAAAAGGGTTACAACAGCCAGAAGGCGCTTGATACAGAGCTTCGGGCACGTATTGATGCTCTAGCACTAACTGTGCATCCAATGATGGCTATGGACGCTACACGCCTTCCTAGAGGCTCTAGGCCGGAAGTACGCCCCGGTAAGATCTTGTTGACCAACGGCGACCCTAAGTCTGTCATTAACCCATTCAACTTTGGTCAGGTTAGTCAGATTACATTTGCACAGGCAGCAGAACTACAGAAGATGGTTCAGATGTCTACAGGCGCTATTGACTCTGCTGGTATCCCCGGTAGTATCAACGGTGACTCTACGGCTGCTGGTATCAGTATGTCCCTTGGTGCAATCATCAAGCGTCACAAGCGTACCTTGATTAACTTCCAACAGTCCTTCTTGATTCCTTTTGTCAAGATGGCTGCTTGTCGTTACATGCAGTTTGACCCAGAGAACTATCCTGTTAAGGACTACAAGTTTAACACTACGTCTACTCTAGGCATTATTGCTCGTGAGTACGAAGTAACACAACTTGTGCAGCTATTGCAAACGATGTCTCAAGAGTCTCCACTGTACAACACGTTGATTCAGTCAATCATTGACAATATGAACCTGTCTAACCGTGAAGAACTGATGGCTAAGTTGGCTGAAGCAGAGCAAGCATCACAGCCCACACCTGAACAGCAGCAGATGCAACAAGCTGTCCAGCAGGCACAGATGGCCTTCCAGCAGTCACAGACAGCAGCACTCAACGGGCAAGCAGTAGAGTCTGAGGCTAGAGCGCAGAAGATTGCTGTAGAGACACAGCTTGCACCACAGGAGCTACAGATTGACCAAATTAAGGCAGTCACAGCTAATTTGCAAGCCGGAGACCAAGATGACAAGGAGTTTGAGCGTCGTATGCGTGTTGCTCAGACATTCTTGAAAGAAAAAGAGATTGACCTAAGAAATCAGTCTCGCCAGCAACCAGCGCAACCTGTGCAACCACAGCAACCCCTCCAACTGAGACAAGGATAAATTTATGGTCGTAACACGTACAGAACTAACTCAGATAGTAGATCAAGTCAACAAGAAGTTTGATGAACTAGAGGCTAAGATTAAAGAGTTAGAGGCAAAGAATGTTAAGAAACTACCGAACAAGAAGGCGGCGTAATGCCTAGTCCACGTAAAGGTAAAGCAAAAGTAAAAGTGACTTCCAGCGGCAGGAGAGTCTCTTACGGTCAGGCAGGGCAAGCTAAAGGCGGTGGCCCTAGAGTAAAGCCGGGAACCAGTAAGGGCGACAGCTACTGTGCGAGGTCACTAGGTATCAAGAAGCGTCTTCCTAAAAAGAAGCAGAATGACCCTAACACACCCAATAACTTATCACGTAAGCGTTGGAAGTGTAAGGGTGCTAAGTCCATGAGAGCTAATCAAACACTAGCTCGCAAAACAAGAACTAGGAGAAAGTAACATGCCAATGGTAGGCGGAAAGAAATACAGCTACACCCCTAAAGGTAGAGCAGCGGCATCTAAAGCTCGCAAGCGTCAGAACATGAAGCCTCGTGCAACAGGCGGACGTAGGGGCCGCTGACAGTGATAGCAGAGATAAGTGCAATTGTCGCTGGTGTTAATGCTGCAACATCCGCTATCAAGCGTGTAGCTGAGACTACCAATGACATCTCAAGTATCTCTGCTTTCTTATCTACTCTTGGAGGTGCAGAGGTAGAGCTAGCTAGAGCGCAGAATGAAGGCAAGCTATCCGAAGGCGATGCTGTTAAAGCTGCACTGGCTAAGAAACAAATACAGGAGACTATGAAGGAGATCAAGGATCTCTTTACAGTCAGCGGTAACGGACAACTCTATCAAGAAGCTATGCTTGCTATGGCTGAAGCTAGGAAGGCTAAACAGCTAGAGTTAGCTAGAGCAATAGCAGCTAAGAAGAAATTTTGGAAGGACGTTAGAGAGATAGGTGCTGTCATAGGTGTACTGGTATTTCTAGTACCTATGTGCCTAGCACTTTTAA